AAGGCGATTATGGAATGGCGAAAGAGGGTTGGTGAAAAGGAAGCAAATAAGATTTCCTCTTTAGCCGCTTCAAGGGGAACCAATCTTCATAAAGTGACCGAAATCTATCTGTTGAACGAAGACCAGAAACTTTCCAATAAGTTGAAGATGGAGCCAGTAACTAAGAATCTTTTTAATAAGATCAAAAAATATGTTGACAACTTGGACAACATCAGGGTTATCGAAGGAACCCTTTATAGTGATGAATTGGAGCTGGCTGGAACACCAGACTGCATTGCTGAATATGAAGGTGAGTTGTCTGTTATTGATTTTAAGACCTCAGCAAGACCTAAAAATAGAAACGAAATACTTGATTATTTCTGGCAAACTAGTGCTTATTCATTAATGTATGAAGAATTAATCGGTATTCCAATAAATAACCTAGTGATTATCATGGCCGTCAAGGATTCTGAGCCTCTAATCTTTAAAGAAAAGACCAAGGATCACATTGATGGATTAGCAGAGGCTATTCATTATTACCAAAAGAATGCTTGACATTTTCTTTTAGAAAGGTTATAATAGCAACATGAAAAACAAAATCTTAGTAGCGTTACTATTGGCTGCTGCCGCTACCAGCTCAATGGCACAATGGCACCGTGGACCAGTTTATCACTACCATTATGGTTGTGGTGGTTGCTGGGTTGCACCTGCACTCATTGGTGGTGTTGTAGGTTATGAATTAGCTCAACCTAGAACAGTTGTTGTTGAGCAACCATCCGTTGTAGTACAACAACCAATTGTACAAGCACCTCCTGTCGGTTATCACTGGCAAGAAATGATTGACCCACAAACTGGACTTAAAAAAGTCGTTGCGGTACCAAACTAATGAAAGTCAAAAAACTAATTCAAAAGTTAAACCGTGCAGAGTTTGAACATAACCTTGAAAAGGTAAAAAAACTCTGGTTCAAGATTCTAAAGAAGTCTGTGAAGCATAAGCACACAGAAGCCGTTAGATAATATGGTTGTATGAAGTAAATCAAAAAGTATTCTGGACGGGGGTTCGAGTCCCCCCACCTCCACCATCTGAGTATTGAGTTGGTATGGGCTGAAATGCCGCAAACAGTATTCATATGATGGGGGTGCACTTGGTTTCGACAGGGTAACAAGTAGAGGCATGGACAACTCGACACAGATAGTCGTTAAAAGTAAAACAAAAGTAACTGCAAACGATGAAAAGTTCGCATTGGCAGCCTAAACGCTGACTAGGGTTCGATGGGTTCCTCGTAACAGAATACCCATCATAATTTTAATAACAATAGGAGTTTGAATGACAGTCACAGTAACAATTGGTCAAGTACCAATCAATGCAACATACACTGGTGTAACCGGTGCTACGGGTGGTTCTGGTACAGGAGCACTTTTTAATGTAACTAAAACAAATGGTGTTTATACAACCGTAATTGATCCTGCACATTTAGGCAGCGGTTATGCTGTTGGTGATACAGTTACAATCGCTGGCACTTCTTTAGGTGGTGGCGCTTCTAATTATGATATTCTTACAGTAGGTTCAGTAACAACTGGTGGACATATTGCAACATTTGGTGCTGTCGGTGTCGGTCAAATTGGCAACGGAACAATTTATACTATCATTGATGTAACAGGTTCAACTGCTTATACGTTCACAGATAAGAGTTCTAATTTTACAGTAGTAAATGATTACACAAATCACAACCTAATTGCAACTTCTACATTAGATACAACAGTTTCTTTCAAATTAGAAGGAGTTAATCGTGTTAACTATACTGATAAATCTACAGCTTATGATATCACTGGTGTTGCTGGTGATGTATACGCTTTGTTGAAGGCATCTTTAGGTGGTACAGTCAATACTACATACGAAGGCCTTGGCATTAAAATGGAAGATGCCGGTACAACAAGTACACAAATTGCTCAAACAATTTTGAATTCAACCGTATTTGCTACGGCTGCAGGCGGTACAGATTATACAAGTTTTGTAAATCAAGTTTATACAAATGTTATGGGTGTTGCACCAACAACTGCACAGGCAGTTCCATACATTACACAATTGGCCACAGGCCAAGTAACAGAGGCGCAATTGTTAACAGCAGCTGCACATCTGACTACGTTTCAACAAACCATTGGTTTAGTTGGTGTTGCACCAGCGACAACTGGTGTGTTGAGTACATCAGGCATTGATTTCATCGCCGCTTAATTTTTCAAAGGAAAACAAATGAAAAAACTTCTATTAGTAACAGCATTATTGTCAGTGTTTGGTGCTGCTCAAGCTTTAGACTTGGGTATTACCGCTGGTCGTGATTACGCTGTACCACATAGCAATGATTATGGTATCACAGTTGGTCAACAATTGGGTAAATTTAGTGTAACAGGTGAAGTTGAAAGTGTTAAACACGTTGGTCTCAAAGAAGTTCGCTATGATTTGCTTGCTGGTTACGACCTTTATTCTTTCAAAGGCAACACATTGACTGCTAAAGTCGGTGGTGCATACATCAAAGACGAAGGTATTAAATCTGGTTATGCAGGTTTAGTTGGTGCTGGTCTTACAATTCCAGTTGCCAAAAACGTAGCGTTGACAGCAGACTATCGCTACCAACAAACACAAAAACGTATTGACACCTATACAGGCAATAGCGTTACTGCTGGTATCAAAGTATCATTCTAATGATATAAGGTTTCTGATAGGTTTTCCTGTTTAGCGAAAAACCTATTATCATGTTCAACAACAGAGAGAACCAATGAGAAGTAAACCTGTACTCATTAGTGTATTCTTTTCTTCAGTTATTTTGATGTTATCTTGTATTCATGTTGATACTCGTAACATTTTACCATTTAAAACTTCATATGACGAGCTTTCAAATCCAACGAAAGCACAAGTCACATGCTTGGCAAAGAATATCTATTTTGAAGCGGCCCATGAACCAGTAGATGGTTGGAAGGCCGTTGCATTTGTAACTGTAAACAGAGTCCAATCTGGTTACGGTGAGGATATTTGTTCCGTGGTTAAACAAAAGACCAATGGTACATGTCAGTTCACATGGTACTGTGAAAGAAATACCGAAAAAGACTTGACAATACACGATAAAAGATTGTATAATGAGATTTTGGAACTCGCAACCAATCTGGTTGTCAACTACGATAAAATGAAAGACATTACTGATGGATCAACCTACTACCACGCCTCTTACGTCCAACCAGGATGGACCAAGATGGAAAAAGTTATACAAATCGGTAATCACATATTTTACCGTTCCAAAAGAGACCGAATTGACCGAAATAAGGAGTTTATCTAACATGGAAAAGAATTCATTAACAACCACAGTTTGCGGAACAATCATTATCAGTTCTATTATTATTGGTGCTATCATGTATAACATCAATGACAGAAATAATATGGCTAAAAATATTGAAACTGCCATTCAAAAAGGCATTGATCCTATTTCTGTTAAATGTGCCTATGAAACAGATGCAAAACCTGTTTGTATGGCCTATGCATTAGGTAAAAAATAATGCCCACTAAAGATGAGATCCGTGAATTTAGTTTGAAGATTGAAGAAATGGCGGACGAATACAATTTACCTTGTATGGAAACCATTGTTCAATATTGTGAAGATACTGGCATTGAAATTGAAGTTGCTGCAACATTGATATCATCACACCTTAAAGCCAGAATTCGTGAAGAAGCGCAAGCAGTTAACCTAATTAAGAAAAATTCAAAATTACCAATATGACCGAGAATACAGGCTTTGAAGCATTTGCTTTATATAATGCATTAAAGACACACTTCACCTCAAGTTCATATGACTTCTTTAAGTACAATGGAAAAACCAATGTAACCAAAGATAGTTTTATGAAAAACAAGGCTAAGTACCAATTCTATAAATTATCCCGTAAATACTCACAGGAAGAACTCAGGAACTTTTTTATCGCCAATCTAGTATATGGCGACAGTAAATGGGTTGGTGAGATGACAGGACCAATTGGTGAAGAAGTGTACAAGAAGTGGCAAAAGATTAACCAAAGCTTGACATATCGTTTTGAAAATGATATACTTGGTCTTGTTGGTGAGGATGATCCTGAAAAGTTGTTAGAAGTCCATGACGGACAACATCCATTGCTTCTTGTAGAGGTAATGTCAGGAACAATTTCACTTGAAACGATGGTCATACTAAATGATATAATGAATTTCTTTCCCATGTGGAACAAGAAAATAAGTGATGATATTATTTGGCCGAATTGGCGGTTAAAGTGTGAGAAGTATGCACCATTCGTTACTTACGACAAAACTAAATTCAAGAACATATTAAAAGAGATAGTTACAGAACATGCATAAGTTTACTAAAATCTATTTGGACATGGATGGTGTTATCTGTGACTTTAATTCCAAGTTCAAAGAGTTATTCAATGTATCACCAGCATCAGCAGAAAGTCGCCATAGATTTGGTGATTTATTTCATAGGTTCATTAATGCTAATGCGTTTGCAACATTGAACAAGATGCCTGATGCTGATGACTTACTCAATTATCTTAAAACAATTGAAGTGCCTATTGAGATGTTATCATCTACAGCAAGGCCTTCTAGCAATGCCACCATATCACGCCAGAAACAAATCTGGTTAGATAATCACGGCATTACATATCCTGCAATTTTTGTGCCTGGTGCTTCATTAAAGGCACAATATGCAGATGAGAATTCCATACTCATTGATGATACTGAAGGTGTCATTGATGCGTGGAATAAAGCAGGTGGTACTGGCATACTTCACAAAGATGCCTTGACAACAATTAGTATCTTGGACGCATTGTTACGAGTGTAACCTTTATAAATAAGTGTAGGTCACGATATTACCAGTATCTACCTACTCTAACATTGTAAAGGAATGTCAGCATGAATATTTATCACAAACACCATATTGTGCCTAAGCACGCCGGTGGTACTGATGATGAATCAAATCTAATACTTCTCACAATAGAAGACCATGCCGAGGCGCACCGTGTTTTATATGAAAAGTATGGACATTGGCAAGATGAAATTGCTTGGAAAGGTCTATCTGGACAAATTACCAATGCAGAAGCCACTAAACAAGTTCAAAGATTGTCAAACTTAGGTAAAAAACAATCAAAAGAAACTATAGAAAAAAGACGCAAAGCAACTATTGGGCAAAAAAGGCGTTGCAAAACACCAGAAGAAATAGAAGTAATGCGTAAAAATTCAACAGGTAGAAAACATACAGTTGAAACAATAAACAAAAAATCCAAAAACTGGTTGATAACTTTGCCGAATGGTGAATCAATAGAAATATTAAACTTAAAAAAATTTTGTAAAGAAAACAATTTAAGTTTGGCAAATATGTCTAAAGTTGCATCAGGCATTCGTAAACACCATAAAGGGTTCATTTGTACCAAAAAACATGGATAAATATATTGACACAGTAGAAATGCCGTGTTATACTAAGTTTTCGTTATGTAATCTGTGGACAATCCGTTAATACTCCGTAATACTCCGTTTAATAAGGAAATAAAATGACATCATTTGCAAATCTCAAAAGAGACTCTGATAAGAACCTCGACAAACTAAAAGCCAAAGTTGAGCAACTCAACAGTTCTGAAGGCTCTGATAAATCCAATAATTTCTGGCGACCAGAAGTAGACAAAGCTGGTAACGGTATGGCTACTATTCGTTTTCTACCTACATCTGCTGTAGATGGTGACGATTCATTGCCATGGGTTAAAATCTTTGAACATGGATTTCAGGGACCTGGCGGTTGGTTGATTGATAAGTGTTTGACAACAAAGAGCCAACAATGTCCTGTTTGTGAACACAACAACAAATTGTGGACCTCTGGTATTGAAGCCAACAAAGACGTTGTGCGTAAACAAAAACGTAAACTAAGTTACATTGCTAATGTGTATATTGTATCTGATCCTAAGCATCCAGAAAATGAAGGGCAAGTTAAATTGTTCAAGTTTGGTGCCAAGATTTTTGAGAAGATTACAGGCGTAATGAATCCTACATTTGAAGATGAGGCAGCATTTAATCCATTCGATTTGTGGTCTGGTGCTAACTTCAAGTTGAAGATTACTAAAGTTGCAGGCTATCAAAATTATGATAAGTCAGAATTTGCATCACCATCTCCATTGTTGAATGATGATGCTAAATTGGAAGAAATTTGGAAATCTGAGTTTGGTTTGAAAGACCTAACTGCCGATAAAGAATTCAAATCATATGATGACTTGAAAGCTAGATTGGAAAAAGTTCTTGGTCTTAATGGTGAAGAACCTGTTGCAAAAACAACAGTAGAAACATTGAAATCTACACCACGTAAACCAGAACCAGAACCTGAAATCGTAACTGAAGACGATGATGACTTGGCATATTTGCTAAGTTAGCTGAAGAATAAACTTTAATCTCCTTTTAAAAGTTTATACCCCGCCTAGTGCGGGGTTTTTTATTATACGACTCTGGTACTGTAATAGACCAGTCGTTCAATAGTGGACTCTTTGTTGCGTACAGGAGGCATTGGTCCTTTGTTTTGTTGTGTTTGTTGTGATGAACTACTGCTATTGTTATTCACAACAGTTGGTGCTGCTTCAGCAACCTGAGCATCCATTTTCATTGTTTGATTTTGTTGGATACTTTGTGATAACTGTGTACCCATATTAGGTGAATTTGTTGGTGCAGCTGACGTAGCACTTGCACCAGCGGCCGAAGGCATAGCAGAAGGTTTAGCACCACCCGCAGGAGCACTAGCAGGCATTGGTGTTGCAGTTGGCATAGATGCTGGAGCTGCAGCTGCTGGTTTTGTTGTATCTTGTTTTTTAAGATTGTTTGCTTCTGATGCTGGGTCTGATGGAGGTTCTACATCTTTTCCACCTTGGAAATAATCAAACATCTTTTCGGCTGCATACTTGCCTAGTTTTTCACCACCAAAGAAACCTGCAGCGCCACCTAAAATACCACCAACTAATGTACCAGCAGCAGGTACAACAGAACCAACGGCACCACCTAATATTGAACCAACTTCTGCACCACCTAGACCACCAAGGCCACCACCTACAGCACCAATAACTTCTTTCTTTAACTCATTGTCATCTATTTCACCTGCCTCGTGTCTATCAATAGCAGTTTTAACATCATATATCAATGATGCACCTGCAGCAATTAAGGATAGTCCTGGTATCTTCTCTAAGAACTTCAATATACCTTTAGATGACTCTAGTAACTTGGATACCTTGGTTGCGGATTTAGCTGCACCTTCAGCCAAACCCTTAGCTGCTCCTGTGGCAGCTTTTGCGCCACCTTTGAGAAAACTTTTAGCTTTACTTAAAGCATCAAGTGATCCAGCACCTAATATTCCACCAAGAATGCCACCACCCGAATCTCCTCCATTAGCATCACTACCGCCTGGAATTGATGCACCAGTTAATTTTGCTAATGCCGCCAATAATTCTTTGTGTCTCTTTTCTTTGAGATCCATTTCATCTTGTTTTTTACTGGCATCTTCTTCACGCATCACCTTATCATCTTCACGATTCTTTTGCATGAATGTGT